CATTTGATATGCATATCTATCGCAAACTAAAACAATAATAATCACTTGAATTTATAATGGAAATCGACTGTTCCATCCTCGTATATTACAAGTTTATCAATAAGCGCTGAAAATGCTTCGAATAAATCCTGATCAGTTCTTTCCAGCTGCGCGAATGCATTCTTTATATTTGATATGTCGATTGTTTCTTCTTCCTCACGCTCAAGCATGAACAGCTTATCGTTCAGTTTTTCAATTTGTTCTTCAAGCTCTTTTCGCTTCGCCTGGAATTCCGTCTTAGTGATCAACTGATCTTCCAAGTACAATTCGATTAGACGTTTTTTCTTGTTTTCTGCGTTTTCAATTTCTATTTTCGTTCGCTTGATCCGGTTTTTCTTCTGCTCTTCAAAATCAGACTTTACATCCAGTTTTAACTTCTTGCCCTTTTGTTTCAGTGTTTTAATAACAAAAGCCCGCAAGTCCTTATATTGCATCGGAGCATGGTTTACACAAAGAGCAGTTCCACCTCGTCTATAGGCGCTACACTTTAAATAATTAAACTCTTTCTTCTCACGTTTCTGATTGTATTTGTACGACGGCAGCACAACCATATTGCAACCGCACACACCACATTTCATCATTCCTCTTAGCTCATTCCGAGGGTTAAAACGCTTTTTACGCATCTTGTGTTCTTTGTTATTAGCTTTCTCATACTCTTCTTCTGATATGATCTTAGGACACCAATCTTTGTAAACAGTCCATTTTTCTTTTGGATTGCGGATAAATTTTTTCCGTCCACCTATTTTGACTTGAGTATGTCTATTAGCAATAAACACGCCACAATAAATAGGATTCTTTAAAATCGTTTGTACTGTGGACAGCTGCCAAAACTCAGTCTTTTGAGGCTTTACAATGTTTCCAAGTGCCAATTCTTCGTTAAGCTTAAGAACGATCCTTTTATGTCCATATCCATGATTATTATGAAGATCGAAAATAAAACGTACGACTTTTGCTTCTTCTTCATTGATAGCTAGGAATTTACCTTCTTTCTTAAATCCAAAAGGTACACGGCCGGAATGTTCACCACGGCGGGCTTTTGCTGCTAGTGCCCCACTGGCTGCCACTGAAATTGTTTGAGGGTATTGGGCTGCAAACATTGAAAACATTTCAAATTTCATTGAGTTTTTGCCTTCATATAGGCTATCGTATCCCTCTTCAAGCGTCACAACTCTTACACCGTGGGCCAATAAAACCTCTCGAATTTCAAGGGCATCTTTAAGATCACGTGCAAGCCGGCTGATTGATTTAAAAACAACCATCTTCAGCTTTCTTTTTTGCGCCTTATCTAAAATGAGTTGCATCGCTTTCCGATCAAGAAGCACTGTCCCGCTTATCCCATCATCTAATTGGATTGCTTCATCTTTCCATTCGTAATTGTTTTTCTCAATCCAATGATGACAAATATCAATTTGGTTGGCTATTGATGTCACCTGTTCATCTTTTTCTGAGGAAACCCGTGCGTAAACTGCATAAGGGTAATCTTCATATTTGATGATCTCCTGTGTTTCTGTCTCTTTGAAGAACACTAAACCACCCCATTATTTTGCATTTGGTACATTTTAGTGTGATTATAGCATAATGATTACGAACCTCCTATACTTTTCCGGTTGATTTTCGAACATTTGTTCTTGTATAATTTGTTCAAGGAGTTGATCAGAATGAACGAGGGTATTTACGACAAGAGATGGGAGCAAAAATTTATTTTGCCCGAGCAAAGGGCCGGGCTATTAAATAGGAAGAAACACGTCCAAAAAATTGAAAAACCCATCCTAGATGAATACCAACTGGAAGAAATGGCCCGTGTTATTTGCGAGGCGATGGAATTCAACTCGGTTTTGGTCATCCGTGTATACAGAGACGGTTTTATCGAAGAAGTAACAGGACATGTTCATTACATAGATGAAGTTAAACAGAGGCTGCATGTGAAGGATTTAAAAGAAGGTTCCATTCTTATTAATTTTCTAGATGTCACCAGTGTGAAAAGTTGATAAGCAAATAAAAAAACCTCAGCATACACTGAGGTTTTGTATTATGTAGTTAAAGCATCCAGTGGATGCCCTCGCGGAAAGGAGTACTCACAGTACTCTTACTAATTTTAGCTTATCCGCAAGTCAGACAGTCACAATCTCTTGTGCTGTAACTACACAATACAATACTCATTGTTTCCTGTCAAGAAGTTTTATAAACATTTTCATTTGGCAATTTTAAAATTGTGTATCCTTCTTTAAGTAATTTTCTTAAATTTGTCTTGCCACTTAGTACATGTGATTTGGTATTAGCCAATATATCAGCAGCTTGTATCATATAACTTGTACTAGAATCTCTGTATTTTACTCTGAAATCACATTTAAAAGATGTCGTTGTATATTCTTTATGTACATTATACAGGTTATCTTCGTTAAAATAATTAATCAGGTACCCTTCCAAAGAGTCTATAGAAGAATGTGCAACATTCTGATTATCAATGTGGACATTCAGGCAAGTGCAGTCGTCTGGTATTTTTCCTTTTTGCATCAACTCATCAATTAATCTTCTAATCATATAATTTTTATATGTCGTTACACGTCTGTTGTCTGCAAAATCTATCCTTACTAATGAAGAAACCTTCACACCCACAAAAACCTGTTCAAAATTGTATCTTTTAAGTTTGTTAAGCACTCTCCTTCTTAAGTTATTTTTCATCATTGATGTTTTTAATTCTTCAGTTATATTCATTTGCTTACGAATTCCATCTATAAATTTTGTATAGTCAAAATTTATTCCATGATAGTCTTTCTCTCTTACTAGAATACCTCCATACACAAATACATCAGAAAAAGGATAATTAGGATGTAATTGTCCTGAATCATCTAATACTAAAAAGTATCTCACGTTTATCACCGTTTTTCTCCGTTTTTTTGTATATAAAATCAATATGTGCGCCTTTAAGATTATTTTTTTGTAACATCTATGTATATATTATATCAAGTTCTGTCAAAAAGTTATTTTTTTCTTGGAATTATTTTTAAAACCCTCCTCATCTTGAGAAGGGCTCACTCATCATACGGCCGGTACTTCTTCCGGCCGGCTTCTAATTCTTTTTTTAGGGCTTGTACATGTCCAAGCAAAAACAATGCAACTGTCCCAACCTTCTTCACTGGCTTGAGCTTTCCGGAAGTGACAAGCGTGCTTAAACGCTGCCGGGTGACTCCAAGCAGCTCCCCCGCTTCCGCTGCAGTCAAAACTTCTTCCTGGATAAACTTAATTTTTTCGCTTTCTTTCATGTCTGCTTTCTCTCCACATCATAATGAATCCTTTTAACAAGGTAATAACAACGGCTATCATCAATACAGTATGCGCAATCTTTCCAGACATACCCTCATCAGTCAGATCAATTGCAACGATCCCGGCAACCAAAATGAGCAAAACGGCAAAATCTGCTGTGCTGTACTGCTTAAAATATTTTTTCATACTATCGTGGACGTGATATAATGGTATGAGCAAGGGGATTTCTCCCCTTGTCTCACTAGTATCAGCGCTTCTTGCTTGTCCGGCGGGAGCGCTTTTTCTTTTTCTTGCTATGCTTTTCGCTTTCCTTCTGCCATATGTCGTAGATGTGTTTTATGATGGTCACGATACCAGCGATAGCAAGAATCCAGTTTCTCACCTCGTCCACTTAAGCACCTCCTTTCTATACTTTAATTATACAATATCTGTTTACAACCGTCAATAGATATAACAAAAAAACATACTCTCTCTTGATAAAAAAATGCTAATAATTTGAAGTATTTAACCGATAGTAACAATAACAGGACATGAGCAAGTAATTAGGAGGAAGTAAATTGATACCGTCATCCAAAGCAGAATTGGACAAAATAAAAAAAGATTGCCTAAAAATGGTTAACAAACGAGCAACCGCTTCTGGTCTCGCTGGAGCAATACCGGTACCAGGTGTTGACGTAGGAACTGACGTAGCTATTATGATGGAGTTAATTCCGAAAATTAATAGAAAATTTGGTTTAAGTGAAGAACAGATTGAACAATTAGATGTCGAGTCTAAAAAAATGATACTCGTTTTAGCAACATCCATTGGCAGTGAAATGATTGGGAAAATGGTTTCTAAAAAAACAATTACAACCTTACTCAAAAAGATTGGGTTGAAAAAAATTGCAACTAAAAGCACAGCCAAGTTTATCCCTGTTGTAGGTCAAGTCGCATCTGGATCAATTAGTTTTTTCGCAATGAAAAGCCTTGGAAAATCTCACATTGAAGACTGTTATAATGTATGTCTAAATTATATAAATCAAAAAGAATTAAGTTTGTAAGAGCCCCAGGATAAGGGCTCTTCTTTTTTATTTCAACTTTGCTTCGAGTTTCGCTTTCGTTTTCGGTCCGTAAATGCCATCAGGGTTTAAACCATTCATCAACTGGAACCGTCTTACTGCATCAGCTGTTTTCGGTCCATAATAGCTATCGATCCCAAAATTTTTGGCTTTCTTATCCGGATAGAAATGCAATGCCGCTAGCGCGGTTTGAATCTGTTCAACAGCATCACTGTGCATCAATGGGCTCTTCACTTTGAAAATGCCAGAAGGCAGATTGAAAGATGATTTCTTTTTGCTTGAGCTTGGTTTTTTCACTGCCTTGGACGAAGTTGTTTTCTTGCTGGATGATTTGCCGCCAAGTGCTTTTAATTCAGCATCAATAGCCGCTTTAACCTCATTCCAGCGTCCCTCGTCTAAAATACGGTGAGGGCAATACTTTCCGCTCCAATCTTGGTGCTTCCGCACTCGATCAATACCCCATCCGCGTTCTTTAAGCAGCTGAGCAACAAACTTGATAGCCAACTTTTCAGCAGCCCTGTATTTAGGCCCTCCTGACTTGCTGTAGCAAATTTCCACGCCAATAGACTTACGGTTCCCGGTGCCGTTTTTGCCGTCTCCTGTGTGCCATGCATTGCGATCTGTTGGAATGCCCTGCATTACCTCTTTGTCATCAACGGCAAAGTGAAAGCTCGTTGAACTTGTGTTCCCAATCATGTAGCTGACTTCGTTCGCAGCTGATGCATCATTGTATGTGTTGTGGATGGTGATGTATTCAGCGTCCATGTGATTAGGGCATTTTAAAGCGTATTTTGCTTCTGATACAAGGTTCTTTTTCACTGCGATTGTCATAAATGATCTCTCCTATTCTGTTTTTAAAATAAAAAGAGCCACTGGTTTACCCAGCAGCCTGTTCGTCTTTTTCGTTTGCTTGTTCGTTGTCGTTGTCGTTTTCGATCACATGCAGTCGATCCGTAATGGTTGCCGGAATCTTAACGCCGATCTGTGCCAGGTTCTCTGTAATAGAAAGCCCTTCATTGGCTATATAAAAAAGAACGGTTCCAAATGTGAGAACACCGTTCAGGTTGAGAATTGTATCAATAATGTTTGCCACAATAACCACCAAAAAGCTGAGCATTTTCCGGACGTAACCGAACCAAGCGCTTCGGCTCCGCAGCTTCTTAAATTTCCATGCCTTGATTACGCCTGTTATGACGTCAATAATGCTGAGAACCAGTAATAAATCGAGATATTTCACACCTCCAAACAGATAGATCCTCGCTAAATCCAATGTTTCAAAATTAATAAACACAGTCGTTTCCTCCATTTCTTGTTATCACCTCCTTAGAGGCAAAATAAAAAAGCCTTATTGACTGGCTTCTGTCGTTTCCTCGTATGGTTGACCTGTTACTTCTTGGTATTGGTCATGTGTAATGTATTGTGCCTGAACACCTTCTTTCAAGTCATCAACGGAACAATCGTTAAATGCCATAGCCTGCTTTACCATGGCTGTTGTGGCCCATTTGTAGAACAACGCAAATACCCAGAAATTAAGATTCACTTGTCATTCCTCCCTTTAAATAGAGAACATCTAATTTTAAAGATGCAACTTGCTCACCTAAAGATTGATTCAAAGTTTCTGCTTCTTTTCTTGCTAGCACTTCCGCAGTCAATTGTACGCCTAAAGCATTTTGAGCCAGCTCAGCCTGTTTTCTTGCCAGTTTTTCGTCTGCCAACTGCTGTCCAAGTGTTGCAAGCTGTTCTTCTATAGGATTGGTTTCAGGAATACTGCCTTGTTTTAGCTTCTCTTTGTATTCTTCATCAGCAGTTTCAACCCATGTTTGTTTTTCCTCATCGAAAAAAGGCCGCCACATACCCTCTCCATTTATTTCGGGAGGAATATCAGTAGCATTCGCCGGGATAATATACCTCCCTGTCTCCCTATCAAGTTGTAACTCTACCGGCCTTCCTAAATAGATTTTATCCTCGCCATATGGGTATATTAATTTCATGCTTATCCCTCCTTTCTTTAGGTTAGAGGTACAACTAAATCTATATAATATCCATTGACCTTTGACTCAGTAGTTGCCATTATACCTGTTAGTTTCATATCACCAGATGCATATATAATAATCTTGCTATAACCCGTCGTGCCGCTGGTTGCAACCATTTTGACAATTCCTTTGCTCGGGGCGCTTGAAGACGGGATGCTCGCAAAAACAACCTCCCTATCAGTAAGAACATGACCATTAAGATGCAACGTGTTTCCAACTTTACGGTATTGTAAAGGTCTATCACCTGAAGTTGCTCCGTTTTTGTATGGAACATTTACCCACGGCGTCTCTATAAAATCTAAGTCTGTAACAACCTCTCGCCACCCAGTGAATTCTCCCTCTTTATGCTTTGTTCCAATCCATGTCCGGTTATCATAGGATCTTGTTGCTACAATTTTTTTTAACCCTTGAGGTGGGGCAAGATCGGCAGGAACATCTGTAATATCATAATAGTACCAGGCAGCATCATCATCCCCTGGATGATTCACAACACCTGCCCCAAAATAAAAGCCAGTCGGATAATCAAAAAGGTTCTGTCCTTTAGTTATTTTTATTCTCTGACCGGTTTGGGTTGTCAATTGATAGAGTTGTCCACTATTCCACTTGTTCTTATCTTCTTTCGTTACATGAATGTCTGTTTTATTTTCATGAGTATTGACCTTTGCTTGGGCTCCTGCGGAATATTCAATCTCCATCCAAGGTGTCCAGTTTTCTGATCCACTCACCTTATTTCTTATGAATTTCCGCCGATTATCAGGTATAGAGGTTGTTGCACTGGTATATGCTGTGAATTCCTGATATGGATAAGTGCCGTAGTTGTAAACCAATAAATAACCATTGCTATTCACAGGGGCATTCAATGCCGTTGAAGCTGAAGTCATATAATAAAACCCTGTTTCAACAACAGTATTGAAATCCACGCCTGACAAGTTTTTCATCAAACCATTGTCTTGTGTTAATTTTGATAACTGAGCCGCATTCCACTTGGTTCGCTCTGCATCAGAAATATGACGAATCTGGTTATAGTTATGTGCGTCAAACTCCGTTTTGGTTGCCTGTTTGTCATTGGTAACATTACCGAGCCCGACTTGATCTTTTGTCACCCCATGAGGGTTGCTTTTATCATTAATGTGTTGATCAGTATACGTTTTTGCATTTTTTTCGGCTGTATCAGCTTTGTTTTGCGCCCCTGTAGTCGTTTCCTTCGCATTCCAATTTGAACGCTCTGTGGCCGTGATATGGCGTGTGGAATCTGTATTGTGTGCGTTGAATTCTGTTTTAGTTGCTTGCTGCACGTTGTCTACGTTTCCTAAACCTACTTGGGCCTTTGTGACTTGGTTGGGGTTATCCCTACGCGCAGCAAATTCATCTGTATAAGCTTTTGCTGTTTTTAAAGCAGTGGAAACGTCATCCTGCGTTGCTCCGATCTCTTGCAATTCCTTTAGTGCATGATAGGCCGTATACTGATACCAGTTGAACCAATCCGCAGGGGGATGATCCATTGGTTTGTATCCTTCATCAATGGAGGACTGCGGGGGCCGCTGCCCGGCGTTCCCCCATTCAGGCAATTCTTTTGTAAAAGGCATAAACATCACTCCTTAAATCGGTAAAGGGTAATCATCTTCAGGCTGAAAGATTCCGCCGAGTGTTCCCCCATCTGTCCCGTCTGTTGAAAATCCATATTGACTTGTTTCTATAGAGTTAGCAGAGGACGAAAAACGAAAGGTGCCGTTTAAATCTACATAAGCCACCCGTACGCCTGCAGCAACTGTTTTTTGAACGATATTCGAAAACTGTGTTGCACTCATTCCAACTTTGCTCAAAGCCTCAATGGGTGCCTTTTTTACGATAATGGCAGCCGGTTCATCTTCATTATTTTCCTTGCTGCTGACAATGTGTATTTCACTTGGCTTGCAGTTCAGTGTTTTGGCTAAAGCTTCAATGATCCGGTTTGTGGTGCCATCTGAAACATTTCTGGCAACCTTGCCGCGAATAAGCACACGGTAAATTTCATCAGTGGCACGGCCCCTATCCTGCGACACGTTGTCACCAAGTAGATCCAGAGCCTTTCCTTTTGCCGCATCAATATCCCGCCAGTTCTCAGCTGTGGTTAGCGCGCTTTTAAGTGCTGTCAGCTGTTCATCGACAATTAAAAAAAGCTTTCCGATATTGCTCTTTTCATCTTTCAAAAAGGCATCGGTCAGCTTTCCTATTAAGTCTTTAATCATATGTGATTCACCATGATTTCATCAAAATGTACCTGGGCAACCTCTTTAGGTTCAATTTCAATGTTTGACTGTGAAAGGTTTGTCGCATCTTTCCCCATCCTGATTGTTACATCAGAGACACCATCTACTTGATATACCGCGTTGAACAACTGCGACAATATAACATCATCGCCCATTTGTGAGCCGGTATAGTAAGAGCCGTTTGCATCAATTCCCCCGATTTTATAAACGAGGTTGTTTTTGATCTGACTTACTCCATCAATAGGGAAGGAAGCATTTGTTTTTAAATCCAGCTGCAGATATATTTTGACTTCCCTTGCAAAATCAAATTTGACGGCATGGTCAAGTCCGCTGGCGTCAGTTATGGTGACAACTTGCTCCCCGACCGTTTCAATTCCTGCAGCAACACTGTCAAACAGTGCTTGCGCAACATCATCTTTTGTACCGCCCAGAACATAAGCATGAATGCTTTTTGGTGGGTTGCCGTCCGCATCGGTCTGCATGGTATTGTTGGCAACAATATTCGCCGATCTGACGCCTGACACGCTTAGCAGGGCTGAAATAATACCTCCGTTTGTAGATGCTGAACTGCCCTCAACTGATTTCTTTATTCGTGCCCGGAATTCCGAATCTGTTTCCTCGTCGGCACCGCCTGCCGATGGTTCCGGATTTGTAACTGAATACACGCCCTCTGAGGGCTCTGCCTGCACGGTAATGGTATTTGCCGCAACATTGTTTATAACGCCCTTAGAAAGCGAGACAGCCGTCCCTGAGCCTGTCCCATTAGCCTCAATTACAACATCTTCAATCAATTCAAAATAGATGCCTGATTCCGTAGTAAACTGAGTTTGTTCTTCAATTACGATGCCGGGTTCTCCAGTAAAGGACAGAGTCACAACTGACTCCGCAGCTGGCTCCCGCGTGATACCCGAGTTGCTGCCAAGACGATCGAGCTGCACGCCCTCAGACTTACTGACAAAGCCGCTGTTATAAACCCTTTCTGCAATATCCCACAAGCCGGCCAGAAACCAAGCAAAGATACGAATAATAATTCCTAATGGCGTTTTACTGGATGTGTTTACATCCTCCCCGAATTGTTCCCGAGCCCGGTCCTCCATACTATCAACAAGCTCGGAATAGGTTTGCCGTTGAAAGCCCGTTTCATCAAGCAAGATCAACACCCCCTATCTCAATTGTTTCTTCATCCTCTTTTGTCATTTTCACATGCACTGCAAGACTGCGAGACTCTTTATCCATTAAAAAGTTCACCGATTCCACACTGGCAATACGCTCTTCTTGAGAAATGGCATTTATAATGTCATATTGCGCCTCTTCTTGATCAAACTGCTTTCTTAAAATGTTGCTGCGATCAAGGCCGACATGTTCATCAAGCTCAAACTCTCCTAAACTTGTTCTAAGGATCATTTCTACTGATTGAGCCAGCTCAGCATCACCCTCAACCATTTGTAACTCACCATTTTCAAAACAAAGATCCCCGTCTTTAAGCTTGAGAGTTTTCATCCTTCCCACACTCCTATGACAACTGGATCGTTTATACTGTGTGTGCGCCTCGAATCCGGATCAAAGGTTTTATTGCCGTCCAGGTTATCCAGTGAACGTTCAGCAAACGAAACAAACACGCAGGACCCTACTTTAATATCAGCTTCGACGTGTTTCAAAACAGGCGCATGCTCGATTAAAGGGTATTCATGTAGATACTCACCATCATTGGTTTGAAACAGCAATTTCAGATCGGCAGTGTGTTTCTCAGCATTGTAATTTACAACCCGTGCTGGCGCCGTTGTATGGATTGATTGTTTTATCCGCTGTTCGAATCCGTCAAAGAACTTTGTCGCTTTACTCATTAAATCACCCTACATTCTGTGAAAAAGTCTTTACCGTCAAAGGAATGAGAGCCATCTTTCACACGATATTTTCCTTTCGCTGTCTTGCTGTTTATTTCTATGATTGAAGCAACTGCGATACGATGCTGCAATAGGCACTTCACCTTATACCCTTTGAGATCATCTTCCTCAAATTGTTCAGGCGTTTCCACAAGTCCTGTTGCCTCTTCGAGCTTGAAACGTTCGTCATCCCCTTGACTGAGTGGCCGAATAACAGGACGGCCGCGCCGATAATACATGACTGCCCCAGCATCATGAATGACCTCTTCAAGATTGTTTTCAATCAATCCGGTGACACGATAGCCTTTTTTATAAACTTTATTTTTAGGCAGAATGATATTTTTCACTTTTATACCGAGCACACGCAGAAGCTTATCGACAATTTGCCTTGAGGTTGTGCCAGCCTTGAACGTGATTTTCATGTATCTCTTACGGTATCTGACCTCTGTCCGAGTGCCATAATTTCGGACCGTTTTATATGTCCGGCCGTTCTTATCTTTTTTTACAGTCACCACTGGTTTTGCGAGCTTGTACCGCTTTTTCACATAGTATTTTTCAGCAGGATCAGCGTTTTCAGTGGTTACTTTCATATGGGTGTAATCATCGCCATCTTTTGAATAGATGGCCGTTACCTTATTCAAACCGTCCCAATTATTCAGCACCTTGGTAACTTTACCGATAGTTAAAACACCGTAATCGTCTTTATAACCAGCTTGAACAGTGATAGTGCTGCCTTTTTTAATTTTGCTGATTGAATCTTTGCTCAGGTTGTATATTTCAACCTTTGTTTCATTCGGTTTAAAGTCATCATCAAACGGGACCTCAAAATGAATCTCTAAGTCTTTATAATCGAAAGTGGTTTGTGAACTGCCGTTATCTATCGTGACCTTAACGACGCGCCCAAACAGCATTTTATTCGTCGCCATCGTCTTCTCCCTCCGCATCGTCCGAGACATCATCAATATAAAGAAACACGGTTTGCATAAAATTCTCGTATGTAACCCGTGTTTCTGTATTCGATTCATCCATAGGGATAAGGGAAGGCGCAGGCAGTTTCTCGTTTACAATGTCTTCCCACAAAGGGACGTTCAAAATCAATTTTTCGCCCAGCACGATTGGTTCCATGTATTGATCATATAAATCAAGTGAAAAACTATCGTCTGTTTGATTGTAATTGATACGCAAAATGTACGTGTCATCTGCTAAATCAAATTCAAACTGCTGTGGTATGTCCTCTTTGTCAAAAGGAATGTAATCTCTTGATGCCATGCCTTTCCCTCCTTCATCTGATCCTCATTTTGACCCCTATCGGAATTCTTCGGTCCGGCCACGGATTCAGCCGACGCAAAGCATTTACTGTGGTGCCGTATTTACGAGCGCAGCCCCAATAAGTGTCACCCTTCTTGACCTTGTGGTATAACTTGCCGGATTTTTTTGTTTTCTTCTTGCTGGCTTTCTTCTTTTTCCCGGCTGTTTTCACTTTCTTTTTGACCCACGGGCTTTTTGCAATACGGATTTCTTGCAACTCAATTGAAATAGCAAAACCGTTTGTGTAATCGCCTGTGTCGCGATCTATCTTTGTGATGATCACATTTTTAGCAACCTTACGCCCGGTATAAGTCAAAAGAGTGCCGGCATAAGCCTGCTTTTTCAGATATTCATAATCACTATTTGCTGTTTTGCCTAATAAATAGCCAGAGACTGTTGTCGTCTCTGGCTTTCTTTGTACATGGTCCGTGATCGGAACCCCTTTTTCAACGGGATATGAAGTGACCTCCACATCCGCGCCATCAGATTCCTTTTCGTTTACGAGATTAATCTTTCCGAGCTTCGCCAATTAATAAGCCCCCTCTGGTGGATAAAGCGACTTCAGCATGTCGAAAACTTCGTCAAATGTTTCAGTTACAGCCTTTTTCACCTTTGTTTCTGCCCCTTCACTGCCGCCCTCAACTTTTACGTTGATCGACGGGTTAAAAGTGATATTGACAGATGAACTGTTTGAGCTTGTAGCAGCCTTTTCTGGTGTGTAACCAGTATCCGCGCCAAGCTCCCGACCGAGTGCAGCATACATTCCGAGTGATTGGTTTCTGTATCGTGGCTCAGTTGTGATGACATACTCCCTAAAGCCGTTTTCACCAAGCGCAGCGACTTGTGGGCTGTTAATGACTCCACCTGTCGCATAACCTCTATACGGCCCACCATGAGCCATAGAAACGAGCCCAGGGTGTTTTAAAATACCGCCGTATCTGCTGTTCAAATAGTTGATAGCAGCAAGGATCTGGTCAACTGGATTTTTAATATTTCCGTGCCCCGGTTCCTTGTGAGCGTTGAATGTGCTTGGAATGAACTGCATAAGCCCTTGAGACGGGTGCCCGGCTTTCCAGTTTGAATCCCATCTGTTCACAACATTAGGATTTCCGCCTGATTCTTTCATGGCAATGGTTTCAAGTGCGCCAGCATATTCAGAGCCAAGGCCCTTGATTGATAGCGCTTGAGCTACCCACTTTTTGACGGCTTTTGAGCCGCCACCTGAAAAGCTTTCAGCGTAACTGGACATTTTGCCTTTAACAAAACCAACGGCTTTATCTTTGACAAAATTAAAAGCTCCTTTTGCAAGATCGCCGAACGATCCGGACATAGAAGGAGCTTTAACACCCATATTTTCCAAGACCTTCGTTAACAGTTTGGATGGATGGCCGACATAATCAAATACATCAAGGGCTATGTCTTTGGCTTTTTTCACCACATGTTTTGCTCCATCTATTGCTGATGTAGCCTTGTCTTTGACCCAACCCAAAGCACCTGAGATACCTCCACCAACATTGCCACTACCATATGCAGGGAGAGCCGATAAAGCAGCCCTTGTCTGTTTTGCGGATAACACCTCAGTGCCTTTCGGAAGGTTCATCAGTGTATCTGTTGCAGGGCTAAGCCCTACGTGTCCTGAAGGTGTCCGATACATTTCAGGTCCAGCGTTTGCCCCTTTACCGTCTCCCAGTATCGCTGGGCCTCCCGGATGTCCGCCGGTTCCGTGCGCATATTTAGGTACTTCCCATTTAGGGATATGCTTATCTTTCAAACCGATCTTATCAAGGACCCAGTTCACTCCGCCGATTACACCATTTACGCCTTTTCCGAGTGCTCCGGCTAGTTTGTTCGCTAAGCTAGTCACACCAGACACAGCCTTATGAGCCATGTTCTTAATTCCATCACCGATTTTACCCGGAAGTTTCTTGGCCCCTTCGACTAAATCATTGAAACGGTCCATAACTTTTTGACGTAAATCAAGCGCCAATAACGCGACTTTATTTTTTATATAAAGCCATCTGTCAGTGATTGCTGAACCCATATTGCTTACAAGCTTTTTCACCATTCCGACTGCACTTGAGAATATTTGCTTCACTCCGTCCCACATCATGCGGAAATTCCCAGTGAATAAGCCTTTGAAAACCTTCACTATTCCCATAATAATGCCGATTGCACCCTGTATTATCGCAATGATATTTTTAAGTGCAACTTGAATTATTGAGAGCACAACTGGAAACACAGCAGTCACGATATTTAGGATGAAACGGATCGCTGGAATGACCACAGTTGTGATGATATTCGCCAGAAATTGCAAAAGAGAAACAACAATCGGAAGTACCGCTTGTATGATTTGCATGATCTGCGGGAATACCTGCTGCACAACTTGAATCAAAATAGGAAGTGCTGCTTGCGCCAACTGTAAAATGATTGTTGCCGCTACAGTAAGCAATTGAGCCACGATTGGAAGAACAGCCATGATGACTTGTTTAATAATCGGGAACACTTGCTGCACCGCTGATAAAATTAACGGCAGCACTTGAACCGCTATTTGTCCGATGGATGAACCTAAAAGCTGAATCAATTGCAAAACAATCGGAAGAGCTTGTTGTACAATGCTCAGGATCAACGGGAACGCAAGCTGAATCATTTGAACCAAAATCGGTAAGGCATTTTGCACAATTGAAACAAGGATTCCTGAGAAACTGCCTATCAATTGAATAATGATTGGCAGCACTGCATTAATTACGCTCAGAATGACTGGAAAAATCGTCTGGAAGCCTTGAACAAGTAACGGTAGGATGCTGCTTGCTATTTGCAAGACACTCGTCCATAAAGTACCCGACAACTGCATCCAAGCTGAAAGCAATTGCTGAATCAGTGGCATGATTTGCGGACCGATTGTCTGGAACGTTTGCGAGATAGCTGCAGCAAACAAAACAAGCGTGCCGCCTATTTGAACGAAAGCCTGCTGAAGTTGTCCGGCCAGCTGCTGAAACTGTGGCGTCAATTGCGTAACCAATTGCCCGAAAGACTGTTGAAGCGTGTTGATGATTGGCTGCAATGCCTGAAAAACAGTCGTTAGAACAGATTGTACCGATGTCCATGCCGTCTTTAAGGCCTGGCTTACATTTTGGTTTGTTTGTTGCATGCGATACAAGGCGCCAGCAACACTCAAAATAGCACCGACAGCCACACCGATTGGCCCTGACACTCCGAGGAATGCAAGTCCGATCGCCGCGACAAACGGAGCAACCAGAGAAACCATTCCTTTAAAGCTGGATAGACCGACTTTCAACTGCTCCATGAAACCTGTTACGATTCCATTTAGCCCGTCTGACAGCCCTTTCCCGAAGAAATCCGAGATTGTCTTTCCAGCATTATGAATGAAGCCTGACACGGTTTTCACAGCCGTTTTATAAGCCGACTCAATACCAGCTACTAATTGAGGGTGTGATTCACCGAGACGATCCCACAGTTTTAAGGACTCGGATTGCATCTTATGAATAGCCGTGATAGCCACTTTTTGCGCATCCTTAAAACCTTTCATGAAGGCAGGCTTTAGACCCTCAGCCTCTTTGATCATCGTATGGAAAGCACCGACAACCGCCGATTTCCCCATGTCAGCAAAGCGTTTCATCGCGTCTGTCGCTGGCTTGAATCTCTCCTGAAGCTTATCGAAATTCTTGTACAGCAAATAAATGCCGGTTACAAGGAGAACGATGGCCCCCGCAACGACATACACCGTGCCCGACATAGCAGCCAGCCCGGTTACAACTGGACCAATGAACATCCACAAACTGCTGAGAGCTCCAAGGAACCCATTAACTAACCCTACCCCTATCGCTAGTGGCGATAAAAGTAGGGTTAAAACAGGGATGAGAAGCATAAATCCTTGGATCATTTTCGAGAGTACAGGGTGCGCCTCATTAAACTGAATGATCAGCTTCGCAACGGCCGTAATGCCCTTGTATATCGCCATTGCAAACGCTGCAAACACTTCAATTGCTGGCTGAATGGCTTTCAGTAGTGTACTGCACATCTCTTCCCATGCCTTTGAATAGCCGGGAACTGTTTGTGTTGCCGCTTTATGAAGCCCTTGGAACATGAAAAAGTTTGTAAAAGCCGCGCCCAGTGCCACCATTTGAAAACGCATATAACCCTGAGTAATCATCATTGTCATATCGTTAAGCTCTTTCATATTGGCAGTAGGTCCGAGCATTTTCAGAGCCAAATGCGCAGCAGTACCCTGCTTTGCCATGTTCTCAAGCGTATTCGATACGGCAAGTCCCGCTTTATTGACTTGATATAACGGGTTTCCCATTCGGTCATAATTGGCCGCGATCTTCTCAGATTGAGTAGACCGGGCCATTAGTGTTCCGACGGTCTGCAGCATGCTCATGCGCATCATTTTGTTGTTTTTCATCATGTTGTCTGTGACTTGCTTGTGAGCACGTCCCAGCCTGTACACTTCATCCATAAACTGCTGATTGGTGCCAGACCAGCTGTCCATCTGGTTCCCTAACTGAAAGAAACCGTACTGAGCCCGAATCATTTCATTCCGGAAACCCGACATATTATGGTGTTCGTTGTACCATGCTTGCCGCATTTCATTCAGCATACGGATTGTGTCTTCTTCAAGCCCTTGAGTTGAACCGCGTAAAAAGTTCATTTCACGGTTGTACGTCCGGATTCCCCGGTAGTCCGGGGCCGGCATAGCTACCGCCGCCACGTTATTCTGAACGCTTTGCGTGTTCTGCTGCGTAACGTTTGCTGAGGGCGTACCGATACGGCTCATATCGACGTTATTCAAATTTTGCCTGAGTTGATCAATTGATTCATTGGCGTTTGTTATAGACGTTTGATCAACATTGATATTAACCTCAGACGGAAGGCTTTGAATAAGTCTGCTTGTCTCTTGTACCTGGGTATTCAGCTGGCTCAAACGGGATGTAACTAAGTCGATTTGAGGCCCTAGCCGTTCTATCGTTTGACTGGCAGTTTGCAACGATGAGTTGTCCAAGATCATACTCATATGGATGTCTCTAAAATTCCGCTGTTGCCTTTGAACCTGAGCCATCCGTGTACGCATCTGTGAAAAACTGCCGCCAGCATCGCCGACATGATCAACGAGTCTATCTATTTGCTGATTTGCTCTTTCTAGAGGGGAGGTATCAACGTTCAATTCAACGTCAATATGCGTACTTCTTAATGCTTCTGACAACGTTCATACCCCCTCATTTCTTGTTATTCCTCTTGTTTTCTTGCTCAATATGGATGTCGAGGGCTGCATTTGCCTCCATTAGGGTATCGAGATCCATCATCGCGACCTCTGAGAAGGAGAACTTCCCAGACATCACGAGTCTATACATAGGCCAGTTGTCACTCGCCTTCTTTTTGTAATACGGCTTTGGTTTGGGTTTCGTCGATAAGAAAGGATTGAACCTCTTTCATTAATTCCATGAAACCTTCGTGTTCATCGAAATATTCAAAGCTCACTTTCGGTTGGACAACGACTTCTTTCATGAATAACTCATACATAGCAGCTGAATTTGGTTTACCTAAATTGAGGTTGACTGCTTCGTCCTGAATTTCCACCATTCGCTTTGTTCCTGGGTGTTGAAGAGTGTACTCAATTCCTTTGATAGTTACTTTCTTTTGTTTACCGAATTTTGACATAGGTTTTCCCTCCGCTTGTTTAGTTTGCATATATTGAAAAGCAGCCCTATTGGACTGCTTTCGTGCGTTTGATTTCTTCTTTTTTGCCATAGCTTAATTACTGTTCCAATACTGTATAGTCAAAGACTTGAATCTCGAACTCACGATCTCCAATCTCGTCACTGAATTCAGCATCGGCAGGCTTTTTGACCATCGCTTCTGTGCCGCCGATTTTTTCCTGTCCGCCCGTAACCCAGATAGGGAAACGCTGGGCCGTGTTTGCCATTTTATTCAGGTAGGGTACAAATGGCGATCCCATGGAAAGAGTCAGTGTAATTGTTCCGAGTGGGTTGTTTTTCGTTGCAACACTGACATCACCCTTGGCGCTGACTTTAGTCGAGAACTTTTCTTCGTCTTTTGCACAAGAAACCATTGTGCCCTCGGAATAACCGGTTACGATTTTCCCGTCAATGTTCGTGTTGACTTCGTTTGCATCATAAACGTACATGCTTTATATCCTCCTTAAATTGAGATTTCACCAGTGATTTCAGCAGAATGAACCGCGCCAGCCAGTTCAAAAGTAAATGATAGGCCGTCGTATACACGGTTTTTTCTGTTTTCATCTGTGATTTGATCACGGTTTTTTGTGCTGATTGAATACACTGGCTGCCCGTCTGCATCTTCTGCAACAATGCCATTTGCAAAGGCTGTTTGCAGAACGTTTGTGACCTGTACACTCAGCAATGAAAAACCAGCATTCGAGAACGGGATTTTGCCGTTGTTTGAGAATGCTGATTGTATTGAGGTTTCAATATTCAATTTCACCCAATCTTTTCCGTGCAGCACGTCGATATATTCCCCGGATGCAGTAATGCCTTCGGATGTCTCGTTGTGGCCCGCTTTGGTTACATAAGCGATAGCCCCTTCTGTATGCAGCTTTTTCAACTCGTCTGCCTTAATATCTTGAGGTGTGATACCTACGATATTTTTAAACTTCCAAGTTACTGATCCCACTGTGTGAGATGCAACCGAACCAACAAGACCAGCGTCCGGATGCTCGTCATTTAACGGGTGATAGAAAACGATTGTGCGATCCTTGCCTTTGTAAGAAGCAACTTCTTCCCGGTCAGTGACCTGTAAAACTACAAATTTATATGATTTCTCTTCCATCGCTTTTGCCGCTTCCATTCTTTCGTCCGCTGTAGCATCAGCAAGGATCAAGAAGTGCCAGTCCTTGTCGAAATACTCGTCAAACGCATTCCGAATGGAGAATGTTGCTTGTGTAGTCGCTCCTTCTTCTGGCGTTTCTGTGCTGCCTCCATACGTACCGATGGCAACCTTTGATGGTGCATTGTCACCCTGAGCAAAGATAGCCGCAGCCTTTTTATATGCTGCTGTCGTTTCCGCATAGTCTGCCTTAATAGCTTCTAATGAACCATATTCTTTATATGTGTTGTGGCCGTCTACCTTTGCGAGAATCAGAGGTGTTCCCAATCCTTTAAGGCTGGACGGTTTCACTAAGTCAATTTTGACTGTAACGTCACTAAGTGGCATATGAATTACCCTCCTGTATTTTCAATTCGTACAGAGTCGAAAACCTCTGCATTTGCTTCTCCATGAGTGACACGCGTTCTAAAGCGCGTATCAAAGCCATGACGGCGTTCTGTGTCAATCGTGATAAATGTATCTCGATTACCGAAACCGTCGTTCCTGACCCATGCCAGCCCATTATCATGAAGCTTTTGACGTGCTTCAGCTGTTTTGAAGTACGCTGCTGTTTGTTGAGCAAGAGAAATGGCCTCAATATGGCTGTTTGAAACCCATGTAAAAGAGAAAACAAGCTCGATGTCTTCCGTTAACACTCCCTGTTCTTCAATGCCTCTATGTTGGGGCAAATACGGGGATGTCACGGTATACGTACAAAAAGGATAGACAGGTTGTTTCCCTGTACCATTTGCAACGATAACGACATGGCCTGTTTTCTCTCTAATCAGTCCCAGAACTGTTTGTATTATGTTGTTGTAGTCCATCTGAATTGATCACCGCCTTTAAGATATAGCTGTTGAAATCGGCATATGTCCCATAAGGCGTCATTGCTTCAATATCAAAGGTGGCGCCATCAAAAATCACCTGAGCTTTCAGAGGAATTTCGTTCTTGATAAATAGCTGCCTGTCCATAGATGTAAGCCGGCCGCCAGATTGATAGACCAATTGAGACTGCAAAGGAACTATTGCTCCTCTTTCGTCTGACTTCCTCGGTTCCGGTGGCACCCATTCGCCAAGATCATCATATGAACCCTCTTCAGATGGGATAAGCAATGTAAAATCAACGCTGTACCGCTTAATCAGATCAGAAAAAATGAAATGATTACCCATCAGCTTTCAACCTCATAATCCATAGAGCCAATCATTTCCCCAGTATCAACCAATGGGTTTGAAGAGCCTTTTTCCTCGGTTGTAAATGGATGGTTTGCCGGGTTCCGCAAGTCTCGGGCATACACTTGAAGCCGCCCTTTCGCAAGCAGGCCGACTGTTTCCATGATGTCATTCATCGAATCACCATGTTCTAACGCTCTATTGACCAGATCTTCTACCTTTTGAACGATCTCTTCCTCATTCTCGTCCCATCCAGCACGGATAAATGAACGCTCTGGAATGTTGATATATTGAGTTTCTTTCTTTAGGTACATCCCTTTTGCAGCAAGATAGTTCCGCATGCGATCAGTAACAGCGATACGGCAGCCGAATTCATGAACAGCCGCGATCATTTGCCGCTCACTGTCCAGGATTCCAACTTTCACCTTACCGACTGAACCGAGGTTTCTTATGACTTCTGGAATACGGTTGCTATCTCGTACCCGGACGTTTCTACGTGCCATTAGATCACCTCAGTGCCCTAAAGCGTATTTTTCTGTAGGGTTGGAATAACTCATGAACAGGATTGAGCCTTTCTTCATCAGCCGCATAGGATCTACTCATGCCCCCAATTGATTCAGATAGAACACCGGACGGGCTTTCTCTGTCAATCTTAATTAATAGGGCAATCCCCTTTTTTACGGCTGGAGGAAGAGACACAGTATTATCTGGACCAACAAAGAGATTGTTGCAGTATGCCATCGCATATGAAATACCATCTTCCAGATCAATTTGCAGTTTGGCATCCTGCGATGTGTCTTCAGCTGGAATCCCTAACCTGACTTTTAATTCTGCCAAGTCCATTTTTCTCATTCCTTTCAAAGAACCGGTTCATATGTCGCAAAACATCGGCAATTAATATCATTGGATGGATCACCGCTTTGTCCCGGCGCTTCTGCTGTTACATGAATACCATTTTTATTGATGCCAAGATCAAACAACTGATTGACCATGCGTTCCTGCCCTTCTAAATGGACATGATCCGCATGTTTTGTCTCACGGACTCTTTCATCGCCAACGTTGTGCCAGGTCTTTTTCATGTTGATGCCCCGTGACTGAGCTTTTTTAGCAGCGTCAAGCGTTGCTTTTTCCCTTGTGCGATGCATTTCTGTATTGGCTATGCGCTTCGATCGGTTGTAACTCAGTCCGACATCTGTCTGCAGCTCCTTCGCTATCTGAGCAAAGCGTTTCCGCTCAATAAAACCGCGTTCGATTGTCTTGTTAATCTGCTGTATTGTCTTTTTGCGATCAGTTTCAATGGCTTTGTCCATTTGTTTACTTTTAATAGCCTGCTGAACGTCTCCGGGAGCCCATTCAGCAGGTAAATTCATCTGATTCAGTGTTGCTTTTGGCTGCGCAAGTTTGATCCCTAACGCAGCCAGAACGCCAAATATCAGCCAGCTGTAAGATGATTCGTAGGTTTCTTCAAGGAATTCTATAATCATAGCTTTGACTTTCGCTGAAAGATCACTAATCAACGAGGTGATTTCCCGCTTTATACGGTTTAGATCACCGTGTCGATTAGCGTCAGCAAGTGTCGGTTCTTCGATTTGATCAAGCTTGACGAATAACGCAGTCAGCTTTGACAGCACCTCTTTTGAAGCACGCTGAAAAAGCCGCTTGAGTTTCCGTAAGAATTCCTTAGTTTTACGGTTCAACGGCTTCAAAAGCTCTTTTTCAGTTTGTTCTTTATCCACCGCTTACCCTCCTACTCCTCGGCTGTTTCTTTGGCGTCAGACTCTTGTGTGTCCTCGGCTTCTTTTTTATTTGTGCCCTTGTCCAGCTTATATCCAAGTCCCTTATAAATTACCTCGAAAGCACGTTCCGTCACTTCCAAAGAGTCTCTCCCCTTCTTGATCCTAACCATTAGGCAGTGGCACCTCCATCAACAGCAGGGACTAAGGCTGCAAAGGCATCCTCTGCAAGAGTAGTGAATCCGACTTCCATAGTTGCTCGAAGTGCGAACATGTCACGCTCGAATAAGTTTAGAGGTTCGCCGGCTTCATCTACAGTTGTTGTCAACGTTGCATCCTGAGAAATGGTATATTCAATGTCCTGAAGAATACCATAACGCGCATAGTCCCAAGCCCCTGTAATAAGGTCAGCTTTTGTTTTATCCCATGATTTGCTGTCAACAAACCCAATAGGCAACCCAAGAGCTTGAGGTGTTGCATCTGCTGTCACTTGGTTAAATAGTGGCAGCCCGTTATTATCTTTTGCAGCGCGTAACTTTTGACGGAAACGTCTAATAGTTGTAAATGCATCAGGATCTTTGTCTGCATCTTCTACAAGCGCCATTACTGCAGCGAGATCGTCATAAACAGTTGCCCCTGAACCCGCGCCAGTACCAGATGTGATCTTTTGGCCGGACTTGTTGACTCTTTCCATGATTGATACACCTGTCTCAAAAGGCGATCCCACCCCAAACAGTGCGGCTTGGTCAAACTTGATTGCAAAAGCTTCTCTAATAGCTGATTGCATTTGAGTAAAGAAGTCAGCAACTGTGTAGCGTAAGAATTCTTTTGAAACTGGAATGATAACCGCAAGTTTCTTCGATGTCATTTTTGCTGTGAGCCATTTGGCGCTGCTTGTTTGAATGCGTTCACCTTCACCAACCCAGTAAGCGCCAGGTCCTTCTGCTAAGTACGTGAATGTCTTTACCGGTTTTGTCATCGGTTCATATTTAGCAAGCTGTGTGATTGCAGATGTCTGCATAAATTCTTTCAACACAATTTCTGCTTGTTCTTCTGGGATTTTCCCAGTTACTGCATCTTGTAGTAATACTGTTTTGGGATTAAATGTTGGCATAATAGCCCTCCTTATTTTCTGATATTTGCTTGGTTAGCGAGTGCCCCAATATCAACCGCCCCGCCAGCTGGTGTTGGATCACCTTTTTCGAAGTTAGTGCCGCTCTCTTTGAATTTGATATCTACAGCATTTTGAACTGCTGCATTGAATGTCTCTTCAAACTTACTGAGATTGGCAAGTGTTGTTTCCTCGTCTTCGCCAATAAAATAGTCAATAACTCCTTTAGGCAGCTTCTTTTCATCCGCTACATTCAAGGCTTTATTGACCAATGCTTCACGATTTCTTGCTTTTTCTGCATCTTCTATTTGTTTTTTGAGCTTCTCAATTTCTAATTCAGCCGGAGATTTATCCGGATTGCGTTCACGAATTTTCTCTTCAACGATGCTATCCAAATTGTTTGCCTTCCATGTTGCAAGACCTTTTGTGAAGTAGGAATCCAGGCGTGGCTGAATGAATCGTTTTCCCTCTTCAGTTTCAAGGAACCCTTCCACCTTATCTGCTGATACGGCCGAAAGTTCTCCCACAAATGCTTTTACTTGTTCATTGTCTTTATTATCTTCGAGAAATTTTTTCACTTCTTCTAAAGTTGGCATTACGTTTCTTCCTCCTTCGCCCTCTACAGTACGCGCCTGTTATGAGTGCATGAAAAATAAGCCTTTTTAAAGTCATGCTCAGGACAAATACAGATGATCACTTTGCAACCTCTTTGAAGTCATCCTCATGTCGATTCTTATGCCAGTTTCTCGTTGTATTGTATTCATTTTTCGCTAATTCCCATTGCCATATATCTATTTCAGCAGGCGGATTCTCTCCATTTGACAACGCAATTGCTTTCTCCATAGCTTTTTCGAATGTAGGGTAGATTCCTACCTTATGGGGATAGCAGTCATAATAATCATCACTCGTGTACTCAACTTCAAAGAACGTCATTACTTACACCTCGAATGTCATCATTGTCCTTTTCATCCTCAAAATCATAAGCATCTTGTTCAGCTTTCATTCTCTCAATCTCGTATTGCACATCATCGACAATAGAGAGTGTTGAAAGGCGTGTCTCTTCGCTTACCTGACCTTTAAGTTGTCCGGATGTCTGAGCCTCTTCCAAGAGATTTGACGGCAGATTGCGCTTGAATGAGAACCATACCTTTAAATAATCACCTGCTGATACAAGACCTTTTTTCGCCCATGCTGAGCAAAGCAATTTGTACTGATACCGAAGGGCAGCAGTCGTTTTCCTCTCCATCGTGATGCACTTATTTTCAAGGGCCATCAGCTTGTATTTCATTGCAACGCCTGTCACATTCCCGCCGAATGATTCATCAGAGAAATTGACCGACTTTGCAAAACGAAGAATGTTTTCTTCAAGCCTGTTCAGATGGTTTTCGATCATGGTGTCATTAATGTCTTTTGTCAGGAATTTGGCATCATCATCTTTCCCAAACATTTCAAGCACACCGGTCTTTTTCAGTTCTTGGATGTCTTCATCATCCATACCAGCGCCCTTTAAAATCAAATAAGCTAGCCGTAGCTGTTCAATCTCGTTTGATGCATCTGAAAGTGTGCGATCGTATGCATCTATAAGTTTAATTACCTTTTCCACGTCGCCCATCTGTTCATCATTGTTAGGCAACCCGAATAAAGGACAATAATCAAACAAGTGGAGCTTCTTCTCTAATAAAGTCCAGCCACCTTTTTGTTTTTCGAAAAAATAGGCCATCTTGTCATCGTAAAAAGTGGCTTTTTCACGCTCTATGCTTTGATTATTGACCCAATCAAATACCTTATAATATCTAAGTGCGAAAGAAGGCTCTGTGATGTCATTCTCAGCAATAATGACAACTTCCCATGGATTTACATTCGCAACTCTTACCGAGCCGTCAGGAGCGATATACACAAGTCTAGCACCATATCCACAAATAGCTGCTTTCTTACCCCATTCGCTATCAGCATCAGCAATGTTATTTATGGTGTTAAAGTTATTGATTTGCTCTGCCAAGGCCGTATTTTTGTTTTCCCCGTCTTTCTCCGTCTCGTATGAGATTGGATGGCCGAACATATACCCAACCTTTGTATCCACTATCTCAGCATCAAAAGCATTATTCAGGCGGTTGTTTACCAGATGGTCAATACGCCGAACCTTTCCTGTTTCAAAATCATCGAATTGAGCTGCCTCCCGCTGTAAGATCGGCACACCGGCAACACTAGCCATATATCGTTCATACTGAGCTATGGCTTTATCTTTGATCGGCTTATGCTCTTCAATAATCTGTTCAATGATTGGACCGTCTATCTCATTATTTCGAAGATAATTTAAAAACTTGTTCATGTTCTCACCCCTTTCCTTTGCGTCTCATAGGTTTGTTATTTGTATAAATGGCATATCGGATAGAGTCGAGCACATCGTCCCACTCTTTAACCGGCTGGCCTGTATTCGGATTCCAAACATACATAAAGATCTCTTTTTTAAAGCGACTAACTTTATCTTCAACAATAAAAATCAGATCCCGTTTGAACAGCCGCGCCACTTCTTCGATACCTGAAACAACTGCCTTATCAGCATCTAACGCACGCAGCTTCTCTCTACGAAAACGTACAATGTGTTCAGGCCGAGCTGTATCGCAATAGAAATTAATGTTGCCGTACCGCTCTTTAATGTCCTTTGCTACCTTCACCCAGTAGTCAATCTCTTCGTGCCGCTTACAATGTTCTTCGAGCAAATAAAAACACCCTTGGTCATCTTGTCCGATTACGACAATAGAACCCGGGTGATCATATCCCCAGTCAACACCAGCAAAGTATTTTGTGAAGTTGACTTGTCTATTTTCCATTTCTTTAGAACTGATATAGTGCTTGTCTTTGTTGAAATCCTTATATATTACACCTTCTGGAGCAACCCAATAGCCGTAAATGTCCCTGTCCGTAAACATGCCGCTAGGTGTTGAGGCAACAATACTTTCGACATACTCAGGATCAAGAAAGTTGTTATCAAACAATGAGAAGTGAAAAGAACGGATATTCAGTCGGCCGTTTTTCAGCCGCTGCCCGTCTTTGTCGATATAATCCGTTTTGACGGTGTGCATTGGGTTTTCAGGGTTTGTATCCATCATGACCATTGCACCCTTATAGGAGCAACGAGAAATGACTTCCTTCACGAATGAATCATGCAGGGCAGTCGCTTCGTTTAGGAATGCGCCAGCTGATGTGAAACCCCGTGCCTTTTTCCATGAGTCTGCATTTGCACCATCAAAGCAATAAACACGGTTTCCGAATATCTCAACGGCATTTGCTTTATCAAGGCGCAATTCTTTCCCCAGGATCAGCTCTAAATCATTTAGGATATTCCGCTTTATAGAAGCCTGAGTTGCCCCGCCAATGATAAAAGAAAGCCCCATGTTTTGATATTTGCTGATATGCCCGAGGAACGTCAAAAGGAGCACGAATGTTTTCCCTGCCCTTTTCGCCCCGCTGCATATTAAGATTTTCGGCTGCTCTTCAATAAAGCTATTCCACACTTCTAGTTGCTTTGAGTTAAGTTCCATGAGGTTTCACCATCTTCCGAAGCATGGCAGCAACTTCATTTTCTTGAGAGTTTCCGTTATCTCCGTCAATATCTTTCTTCGCCTTCTCGATATTCAAGCGCATTTGTTCCAATTTAAGACGCCGCTCGTCTGCTTCGTGAGCCAACTGGTCAAACTGCTTGATCAAGCCCCTTAGCTCTCCCATTGCCCGAGATTGGGCATTCAGGAATGTAGCATGACGATCCCAAGCAAATTGTATTTCAAGCTCTTCTTCAGCAATAGACTTTTCAAAATACTCGTTGCCATCTTCGTCCTCTTGAGGTTGATAAACGTATTTCGCCTTTTTCAGCTCTTTCGCAAGATCATCTTTATCCTGCACGAACATAATGCGCTGCGCCCGGAGAATAGCTGCATATTGAATCTGAATTTGATCCCATATCATATCGGCAGGCGAACGCTCCTGAATCTCTTCCATGATTTCAAGCGTTTCTTCTGGCAGGAATTTAGAGAAAAAGCCGTGAGTCACAGCGTTTTGATTCCTCTGTGGTGCGCCGCCGTTGTTCCCTAATGCATTCTTATTGCCGGGTGGTGCGCCTGCCTTTTTTGTGTGCACACTTTTTTCAGTGGGTGCACCCTTTTTTCTTTCCCAACCATGCCGCTGTTTCCACGATTTTATGGTGTTCACTGACACCCCGTATTTCTCGGCAAGGTCCTTGTATTTCATACCTTTGACGTAATCTTTCTGCGCCTGAATGTGCTTCTCAGCCATCTACATTCACCGCCGCCCCCTTTTGAATTGAGTTGTTTTGGAAAAGATATTCCCTCTAAACCACCACCGTGCTCAAGCCGTTAACCGCCAATTGTCTATCCTGAGACTTACCGGAAGCAGTTTACAGAGAATATAAAAAAGCACCCCTTAGAACCAGGGCACTTTTTATATATCGTTACTATTTGATAATTGTTGTCTTAACTGTTCTCTTTCTTCATCATTTATCCTGTTACTATCTGGCCGTACACTTGCATCGTCTTCATTAGCTACAAAGAAAACTGCCATCAAGAGCTTAACTATTCGATAAGTTGAAATAACAAATAACATGATAAAGAAAAACCAAGTATAGAATAAAACTTTTGCACAAACTGTTTCTTCACCTAAGAAGATTTGCATTACACAAGATAAAACAACTACCAGTAATCCAGATGCAAATGATTCGTTGAAATAGTATTTCAAGAGAGATGCGCCTTGTTGATTAAAAATTGCCTTTACAATAGCACTGTCTTTAATACTTAAAAGTATACCTAATAAAGCGCCCAAAAAACCAAGTAAAATTGCACTGAAATTTACTGCACCTTCTAGAACCTTATCTAAGTTTTTAATTTTATTATCCACGCCGAGCTTATATAAAATAAATACTGCTAAACCACATATAACAACTGGAATAATTAAATGCGCAACATTTATCTTTATATTTTGATTCGTATCGGCCATGCTAACTCTCCCAATCGATTAATTTCTTAAATAAGAACTAATAACCCTTTGCCTATTCTTACAATCTTCATTAGCACTATAAATCGTCCACATTTCTTTCGCTATCGCGTGATGGCTTAAGTGTTCACGCCTTTCCATTCTAAATGTGCAGAAATCGTGTGCTTTATGGGCAAAAAGATCAATTAATTCCACCCGTGTATCGTCTTCTTCTGGTCTTCTAACCAACTCTGCTCTTGAAAAATACTCACTGTTTTCTTCAATATCTGATAAAGTATCTGAAATAGTTTCGGCATTTAAAGAACTTTTTGTATTTCCAACTGTAATTGTAATTTGGGCATTTACACCAAAAGTGCGATAGAATTGGACCTAAAGGGGATTTGAATTTGTCTATAAGTCTTTCGGATGATTCAACAGTTTTCAAATCAGCAAATCTCAAGTTGATTTTTCTATATTCTGTTGACTTCTTCGCCATTTCAAAAACATTCGGAGGGCAAATTGGTCTCAAAAATATACGTTCATCATCAGAATCCCACAATATATTTAAATATTCTTCAATCCCCTCTGGTCCAAGACTATATTTATTTCTTTGTAACATTAAGACATGATTTGATTCATCGTAAAGTGCGGAGGCTTCCTCGCCAATATATTCGTCATCCTGAAGTTCTAGAGGCTCTACCTTAGTTGTAACAGTTGCAGTAGCCGGAATGGTATCTCTTAGTCTCAAAAAATGCAAGAAGTAAAATTGTAATTCATCATCCCAATACGTATCATCTAACCTAGCTTGTTCTTGACGATAATTGTACGTTCTTGCTTCTAACGATTTTTGTTTGGCTTTAGCTATCCATTGAACTAGATCAAAAAGCCTATCTCTTTGTGAATTTCTGTCTTCTTTTTTTCTGAACACAACATGATAATACTCAAACCTAACTTTTTTCTGATTCATTTTTATCCCTCCCATCCTATTATCGGATAAAGAGTGTGATAAAGGAATCATTTGCAAAATTTGTCGAACGAAAGCGCCCTTCATAAATAGGTGGCAGTCGTAAGACAAAAAAAGCACCCTTTAGCTGCGGGTGCAATCAACGTCTCTTTTTATAGCCTTCAATGTCTTTTCTCAAGAATAGACGATCCCTATTTGTTGTTTTAATCGGAATCAATGTTTTGTAATCCACCAGCTGCTTGAGGTTCTGTCGGCTGCATCCGATAATCTCAATGGCTTCAGATGTCGTTATGACTTCTTTGTCCATAAATTCTCTCAGCTCGTCAATACTTTCAAAAACAAACCTAGTCATTCCGCGTGTTCCTCCATCTAAGGATAATATTAATAATAGTGATTACCAACCAGGCAAGAGCCAAAACCATTGTAATGATATCCAAAGTACCAAGATGATCATAGTCAAAGTTTGCAAACACTGTCACGAACAGAACAAAGAATATTACTGTTGACCCGTCTACTAATTTTTTCATTTGTTTGAGCATGGAACTCAAAGTGTTATAATATGGTGAGGGGGAAGTAATTATTCCCCCCATTGGGTTATTTGCGACGTTTCTTCTTGGCGGGAGAACGTCGTTTTTTGTTTTTATTACCCTTCATTTCCTTGATGTTCTTGACCATCGTTGTAATTCCGGTAAGGATTGCAACCAGCCAAGCCAAGTCCCGAAGGATAATTTCAACCATTTCCATGCTCTTTCAACACCTCCTTTCGATACTTTAATTATATCAATTATATTTACCAACGTCAATATAAATACAGATAAATTTTAGGTTTTTTACCAAAAAATATTGTTTTTAGACAAAAAAACAACCTATTCATGCTAAACAGAATAGGCTGTGTTCTGCTCTATTTTTCATTTTCAAACGGGAACGCTCAATATTTTTCTGCACTGTTCCTTTTTTAATGTTCAGCAGCTGGGCGATTTCTTCAAAGGACATGTTTTGGACAGTGTGCATGATGAAAATGTCCTTTTCTCTTTCGGTAAGGACAGAAAGGGCATCAGCAATTCTTTCTTTGTCCCAGTCGCTTACCTCTCCTTCTGGCTCCTGATTGATCGCATATTCTTCTGGCATTGCATCAATGATACGAGGATCAGCAAGAATCGTTCTTTGGTAAACGTCCCTTCTGTCAGCTCCCCGACGTGCTCCTGGTTGTCTTCCGTTCTGCAGCCATTCGAGAGTGAATTCAATATCACTAATCATACTGCCGATGATCTTCTTATCGTTCTTTTGTTCGCCTGTCATTTCAATTTCTGGTATTTCCGAGAAGGCTCGGTACATCTTTCTCGCTTCTTTTAACGCTCTTTTATATTCAATAATTAAATCCTGCACTAACCATCATTCCTTTATTTCAAAATGAATACGTATCATGCCAGTTGTTATTTTTTTGTTCAGCTATATATTGAGGCCTTGATACCTCTTTCACGCTGATACTGAAGGTTTTGACCAAGAAGGCTTTCAACTCGTTATAGAGCTCTTCTTTGCCGCAAAAGGTATTTACAAGCTTTCCGTTTTTATAAGCGAATTTGTATTTCATCCTGAAACTCTCCTTTTACTTTCTGCGTTTATAAGCGCCGTCTTTGCCGCGTCTGAGTGTTTGTATGTTCGTGTTCATCATTTGTTGCCAGAAACGATACTTCTGTGATGATTTCTTTTGTAGTTGTTTCATGTCCAATCACTCCTTTCATTCCTAGTGATCGTGATAGACATCTGGATTGTTGCGAAATAAAAAAACGGACACCGAACAAACAGCGCTATTGCTGTAAGTTCAGTGTCCGCAGGCTTTCCGTCTAGGACATGTATTTTATTTTTATCTGTTTGAGAGTCTGTTTTTCATGTGTAATAGATTTTCCCATAGAACTTTACGTAGTTTATCTAATATTGCATAGACAAAATAGAAAAGAGCAAAATTGAACAACAAATTAAAGACTTGAAAACTAAAAAGAAAATCTCCAGAATAACCAAACCATTTAGCTGGATATCCAAATAAATAATGAGGCTTAGAAAATTCATTATCGGCAAATAGACCTAATCCAGGGATAAGAGACAAGATTACAACTGTGATAATACTTAAAAGAGAATATACTTTCTTTCTTGATAACTTCATAATTTCTCCTTTTTTTCAAAAATATATAGACTACCATTGTTTTACATGTTATTATATCATACGTTACATTATTATACAAAGGAGTCTTTAACATGAAAAAAATCGCAGTTTTAGTCGCACTCTGTACAGCTTTAATATTTACTCCATTCAATACTAAAGCTACAACAGCAGTCCAAAAAGACCAAAAAACTATCAAACAAGAACTTCAAAAGTTTGATAAGCAAACAGATAGCGTGGAGCTAGTTTATAACTTACCAAAAGGTACACCTACAATCAAATTTGATAATGTAGAAGAATTTAAGAAAGCTGTTGCTGATTATGAAAAAGCTTCGAAAAATAAGAAGCAGAACGTTCAGGAGTATAATGATAACACAACTCCAACTAGCTATACATTCTTAGCTGCATCTTCTACAAAGACAGGAACAAAAAGAATTCGTTGGAGTAATGCAGAAAGTTTAAGATGGGCATATTCTGTTTGGTTACCATATGATATGTGGATTGACTTCAAATATACATATACAGGATCAGGAAAATCTAAAAAATTCAAAAAAGTAACATCCATTAAGTCTGACTCTTCAAGCTTCCCATCTTCTTGGCATCAATCAATGTCAAACTACTCTTTTTATGATAAAAATAGAGGAGTTAAGATTCACATAAAAGGATCATTTTTATTGGGTGTAAACATTGGTGGACAATCAGTGGGAGCTAAATTCCCTGATTCATACACAAAAAAATATCACTTTTAATTAGCAGGCCATCAGGCCTGCTTTTTTCTTTGATCGACTGGTTTATAATGCAATATTCAATGCTTTTTCTCTATATACTTATCAATATCTTTAAAGTAAGCTCCAGCCGTGAATGAAATGATTGCCCCTATCATTGCAAGTTTCGCTTTCATGTCCGTTCCTCCCTTGCAGAGGAAAAGCCCTGCTACCTAACTTTGTAACCTATCTCATGATCAACCCGCGCAAAGCAGCCCTTTATAGTTTGAATCACTGTTTTACCATGCTCCGGAGCATCTAAGACATGGGCTGTACCTTGATTCCCATCTAAAACAATAATTTTAACCTTCCCTTGGTCAATTTTCTGCTGAATAGTGAAGTCTTTTTTGATGTTTATTTCTCTTGGATTGTACACTCAAAGCGCCCCCTGTGTTATGATAGAAGTACCAGTTCATATCAGAGCATCGGGGCATACGCTTCGGTGCTTTTTTTGTGTTTAATAGTGATCCGGTTTCCATCCGGCCATTGTGAATGATGGCGATGGTTTCAATTCCTCCCGGTAAACGATCGGATGCTTTTTCACGTATTCCGCCAGCTGTTCCGGCGTCATCTTCCATTCTTCAACCGGTCCTGGCAGGTAAGGATTGATGCTTTGCTGTTCCATGGTATCTACCTCCTGAATTGATTTTGGGAATTTCCGTGCCGCCGAGCTTCTTACAATCAGAACCCATTCGGCTGGCGCATGCCTTAAACTGAGAGCAACGTGTCATACAGGCCATGAGCTTATCTTCTTCCTGCACCCACAACGGCCGATCGTCTGCGATTACCACGTTTAACAGTGGACTTTCCCGCCTTTCTTTTGAGTTTTTTAAGCTCGTCCAACTCGATGAAGCCAAGTGACTTATCCAGAGCCAGCACCTTGAGTGGCGTATCGTAAAGCCGCTCATACAGCTTGCGCTTGATGGCAAATTCCTTTGTTTCTACGCCCTTGATGTCAATGATCTCGATGCTGCCGTCCAAGTTATGAACCTCAAAGTCTGCAATATATTCAATCTTCCGAAAAGTTTTGCCGTTCTTTTTGAATGACTCTTGTAGCAAGAACCGTGGCTGCAGCTTAAAATCTTTGATCTGCTTGCTCACCTTGAGCCATTTCAGTTGCTCATAGTATTTGGCTTCGGCCCGGCTGTCGAACGTGATGCCGTCCACCTGTGTTTTTCTTGCGCCGTATTTATTTGCTGGCATGTGAAGCCTCCCGGATAGCCGCTGTAATCATTTGTTTTGTTTGGTGAATTAGCGCCTTCAATTCCTCAAAGGTGTTCGCATGCCCTGTTAAAATTTCCGTGTTTAGGATCCGGATGCAGGCTGCCTCTAAGTCTCTGAAATAACCAATAGGCTTATAATCAATCTTGCCTGTCGGGTTTCCCTCCTTGTCTTGCTTTTCGTATGAAACGCTTAGAATAACGTTCATTGGATCAGATGTAATTCTGTATTTACCGATGTGCAAATTCATTATCCTTACCTCCCGTCAATTTCTTCCCATTGCTGAATCTGCTTTTCTTTCGCTGGCGCCGTAAGTATGATGGCCGGCAGCAGGATCACCGCTTTAAGCACTGCGCATCAGCTCCATTTGTCTGATCTTTTCCTCAAGCACCCTAATAGCTGGTGTGAGATCCTTGCCGCCCTTTTGTTCAGCAGGTCCGAACAAATACATTCCTTTGGATCCGATAACGTTCGTTTTCTTGTTCAATCCCAATCACCCAATCTATGATTTAATTCCATCCGGTTGCCCTGAATGATCACCGTGTAATACTTGCACATCTGGTAAATCCGTGACCCCAGCGCCTCGTCAATGTCCAGCAACTCGTCCGTTGTGAGCTCAGAAGAAACCAGCAGAGGCTTATGGTTCAGGTAGCGATAATTCACAACTGACTGGATCTGTTCGACTTGCCATTCAGTTGCCCTTGGCTTCCCATCAACTGGCTTGAATAAGTCATCAATGAACAGCACATCTGCTTTTCTCATGGCATTCAGCTTTGTTTCCAGCTGGTCAAAGTCATTTTTCAGGTCACTCATGCCCTCAACGTAAGGGAAGTACAGGCAGTGAGTTGATTTCTTCTTAATGAGATTGTTCATGATGGCCGTTAACAGATGCGTTTTGCCGCTGCCCGGCTGTCCCAGCAGAGCAATGCTATTGGCACGCTCTCCCTTGATCTTTTCAAAGTCTTTGAAGTATTCGACCGCACATTCATAGGCATCTTTGATCATTTGGGGCTTACCGTTTAATTTGAAGTTTCCGAACAGTAGTTGTTCAAATTTCTCAGTAATTCCGCTGGCTGCCATGAGCTTCGCTATTTTCTTTTGTTTCACACACTCACATTGTTTGGAATACGTCGTTTTCCATTCCCGAGCCTTATCCGGCGTGCAAACCTTTCCTGCAAGGTAATCATCTTCAAGAACCATTTCATCAAGTGATAGGCTGTCCAATGGCTTGTGTTCTTTTCTCAACCGCAGCTCAGTGTCTTTGTGGATGCGGTAGATCACAACGCCGCGATCCTTGCACTCGGAGCACTCATATTCAACCTTTTCTTCTGATGCGGCCTGTTCTGTTTCCCAGGAACGCGATCTTGCTTGAAGACCCTTCATCATTGCTTGGAACGCTGTGTCTATACTGACTGCTTTGTTTATTGCCATACTGTTGTTTCTCCTTTCTCTTTTGGCTGAACGGGTTTGACAGGATCGCCTCAATGTAGCTCAGGCCAACATTGCTGCCTTTATTTCTGAAAGCCTTTTTCATGGCCTCCATGACCTTCTCTTCGCCGTAATCATCCACCATGTAGCCGATTCTTTGCGCTTCGATGGTACCAATAGAACGAGCGACCTTATTTTCAAATAGCTCAAAAGCATTTTTCATTTTGGGATCAACCTCCTGCGTTTCTTGTGGTGCCGGTTCAGGAATAGGCTTTTCAGATGGTTCCTGCTCCGTTACAGGCGTTTCAAATGAGATCAGCCTATATTGCCCTGCCTTCCTCCCCTGCGGCTTATATTCAATTCTTTTAAGATCAATCAGCATCTTTCGGTGTTTGATCAACGTATTTTCGGAAATCTCAATCTTTGCTTGCAAAGTGGTGTTTGAAGTGGTGAACCACTCCCGCCACCCTGCCTTATTGTTGATGTGCAAAAGATGAAACCATAATGCTTGAGTTGTAGCAGACAACGGATTCGTTTCTAGCCAATTCATGAAGCCGTTCATTTCTTTCAGGTAGTTCATGGCTCACCTACTTCCTTTCGCACAGTGCTGTCAAAGCTTTGAAGTCTATTTCAACTAATCTCAAAGTAGGTTCATTTCTCTTGAGATAGTCAGTAACATATCGGGTGTACAAGTCTTTTCGCATATCTCGTCGGACCGTCTTTACAAGCCAGACATAACAATGAGGGATAGGGACTTGGATCACTGCCCTTTCCATCAACTAACCAGCTCCGAAAAATGTATGATGCTGTTGAGTTGATTTGTTGCACGGCAATACTTGCATTTTTCACACCGTAAGGGCTTCTCTCCGCCGTATTTAACCTGAATAATGCGTTCCATTCTCTTTTCAATTTCCTCAAGCTCAACTTCCATTCTGGCCTCGTCAATATTGATTACAGCTTTATCAGGTGGATCTTCTTTAGAGACTCCCACTATTAGAGGCTCAAGCCATTCGTTGCGCCCAGTCATCCGTTTTTCAATTTCCGCATAAAGTGCCATCTGAGCGATGTATCCGTATGCCTCAACAAAAGAGCAATATCCTATTTTCGGGTCCCAAACTTTCTCCCGCAATGACCGCGCTGTTTTCAGATCGGAAAAACGGCCGCCAGCTGGGTTGTATACGTCCAGCTTTCCTTTCCACGGAACACCGAACAATTCAGCAGTTACGATGACTTCCTTTTCTCCTTGAAGAACAAACATACAGAGATCATCATGTTGAATTGCCTCAATCATCAAATCAGCTAACTGATACTGCTTGTACAGTTGGCCTTTCTGAGTAAATAGTGAAGGTGTGTTCTTCTTAAATTCATCAAAAGCCTGTTCACCTTCAAGCCAGGCATGAACGTATTGACCGAAGAGAAGGGCCTCCGACGTGGGAGGCGTCCATTCTCCGTTAATCTTTGCCATTGTTGCTGCCTCACATTGCAGAAAGCTTTTATATTGAGAGTTAGACATATAATGTCTATCAATCTCGTTAGAATAATAGTTCTCCTTGTTTAGCGCCGGTATCCGCATTTGCAGGATCACCCGCCTTTTCTTTACTATCAACAGGCTTGTCAGCTTGTTCTTTTTGCTTTTTGAATTCTTCCTCAGCCTTTGATTTAGTTGGGCCTGTCGTCTTGATATTGAAGTAATCTTCTTTCTTCGCCATACCATCACGTAAAGATGTATAAATGCGGCCAATCTTTAAAAAGTCTTGTTCTGTAAAGGCATCGACGTTACTGCCGATGTATTCTTCAATCATTTCTTTGGTGATCCCGAATTCTTTTTTGAATGTTGATAAAGCATTTCTGAGCCGATCTTCCAATGGTTCTTTATGGCCGTTTATTAACGTTTTCTGGCACATATCAACTGCAGCGTCAACGATATCGCCAGGAATCACTCCAAGTATGCAGGAACGTAGTCGACGGGCTCCTTGATTGGCAACCATTTCGTAAATATCTCTAGCGTCATTAAGCTTCGTAACTGTACCTTTTGCCTTTCTCTCATGCTTCACAGTGAATATTTTGGTTTGTCGTGTATTCGTTTCGAGGTCCCATGCATACGCCATGACAGAGGATTCTCCGGCTTTTTGCTCGAGCTCCATAATTCCGTAATCAATGTTGCCCCAATTCTGCGCCAATGCCTCCGCCAATCGGATTGACGGGCCAGATACCTTTGTCCCACCTCGGGGATATTCATACACCGCATTCTCAGCTAACAATCTCCGTTCGCAGGCTTTTTTTATCCGATCAAACGCCGCATATACGTCCCGCGGAAATTTCTTTGCAATTACCATAGCAGCCTGTACTTCTTGCGCCTGTCGGCTTACCATGGCTTCTGTAGTCACACTGGATGCCTGCTGAGGGGCCGGCATGTAATCTGAGTAATCTACCTGTGATAATCCATTCATTGTGCTTCTGCCACCTTTCTTTTGTATGCTTCTGTTCCAAGCCGCTGCCATTCCCGGTAGTGATCCATAGAAGGGAAACTAAACTGCGCTTTACCGTTTTTGGCGAATACAATTGAACCGCCGACCTGTCTCAAACGTTGCTGATCCTCCGCGCGTTCGCTGAATGCCACTTTTACTGCTTTAGCCATGTATAAAACCTCCATTGATTTTCTTGAGGCTATCTGGTAGAATATTGATATATGAGTTTTCAGATAGCCTTTAATTAAGTCCACTCTGCCAAGTGGGCTTTTTTATTGCTCATTTTTAAATTCAAAACCAAGATGCTCCTTTAAGTACCGCTCAAGGTTTTCCCTCAAGATGACTTCACCCTCAGCGCTATCTATCACATAATCGTCGAAAGGCGTTACTTCATCCCCGAAAAAATCCTTTGGTGTTTCTGGCTCAGTCAGCTTGTCGTGCCAATTGTTTAGGATCATTGGATTTTCGATCATTCATATTCTCCTTTCTGTAATTTGCTGTACGTTCATCCCAAATCAAGTGCAGTTCGCTATGATTTCGGATTCTTTCACACCACGCTCGGACCTCCAACGCTGTCGCTGGTTTATGAACAAAGTGAACCATCATCCTAAGCTCCTGCGTACCACTGATAAATCAATCCCACGCTGTTTCAGCCTTATCGCTGCATCATATAAGCGTCCCTTATTTGAAATCCGTTTAAGATCCTCAATGTTTGCTTTGATACTGCCAAGGATGTCTAAAGCTTCCTCGTAGTCGCCTTCTTCCAAAGAGTCCAGTAATAGTTCAGCCAAACTTTCAACTGAATCAGTTTTCCGTTTTACGACTTCTTCATCTGACTTCAAAAATTGGTTGAGTTTCATACGAGCATTGCCTTCCTTTCCTCTTGTTTTGACATAGCAACCTGATCCATTAACGCTTTTCGCGTCCATTTGTCTGCAAGCTCCTGCATTTTCAGACCATGACTTCGAGATAAAGCATAAAAGAGAGTGTCTACAGCTGGACCAAGGTCAAGAATCTCTTTAAGATCCGCCATCGGTAGCGCCTCAATACGGCCGGGGCGTTCATTCGCCAACCAGAGCGCGATATTTTCAGCAGCCTCAAGGGATTCCTTTGTCTGTTTCATAAAATTGATCAGGGCTTTACTGGGGCTGACGTTTAACGCCGGATCGACTGGGGCTGTTGCCCTCGGATGAAGCCGGAACAAGTAATGTACAAGGTCAATGTGCTCATAAGCGCCGCATATCTCAAACCATTTGATGCAAAGTTCAGGCGTTAGTGTGGTCAGACCATTTTCAACGTCTGATACATACCGTTGATCTTTGCCGCCAAGTAACTGCCCTAATTGAAATTGAGTAAATCCCATTGTCTTTCTAACCTCTCTCATAATTTTTGGTAAATTATCGAGTTTATACGGGTTGTTCGACATATGTTCGCCTCCTGTTTCACGGGGAATTATTTGGTAAAATTTAAGTAATGAAGGAACTAGCTGGCTTGCTGTTTTTTCAGCTTATTGATGATGAAGGCTTGTCCCTTCGGAGTGATGCGCATTGTCAGCCAGGATTTCGGCGTCCCGTTTACTTGGCGCACCCCCTGTGCGATCTCAAAGAAACCTCGCTCGATGTATTCCTGGTATGGCTCATTCTTGTTGGCCATGATCATCTTCCATTCGCGCAGCTTCTGAAACAGTCGCTTTTCACCAATCATGATGCCGTTTTTCGAAGCAAGCTTTGCCAGTTCTCTCACAAGCAATGATTTTTCAGCCGCCATGCAACTCTGTGCAAAGTTGACCAATGGTTCCTGAATCTTCAATGCTTGTTCAAGTTGCTGCCGTTCTTCCTGCTCGCTGATCCATCGCTTTGCCCGGCTGACTGGATCTTCGATCATGTAGGACGGTTGAGTCATTTTTTGAAGCTCGGCTTCCATCCGGTTAAATTCAGCAATGTATTTTTCTTTGAACACTGCTGCTTTTGCACCCGTATAACCAAAAACCAAAAATGCGAGTCCATCACGTTTGATCAGATATTTTTTTAATGATCGTCCTGTTGGATCTTCATATTCACTCAACGAAAAATTTCGTTCAGTAAAATCTTTAGAGCAATTCAGTGTTTCAATGCTTTTTATTACATCGGCGTGACGTTTTCCGAATACCTCAGCCACTGTCAGGCTGTCTGTTACGGCTTGGTTGCCTTCAATAAAAACAATTTGATTCATGCTATTACCTCCTTGCTTGTCCACCAAAAAAAGGTGAAGCAGAATATTAAGCGTGAAGCCTTAATTCTTTTTTAGAAGTGAAGTACGGCTCAAGAGCTTTACGGAAGCATTCTTCTCTGTCCATCGTTCCGTAATATTCTTTGCCCATCTTGATGTTTGTTGTTTTTTTCTTAGTTTGTTTCGCCATGTGATCACCTCACGTCAGTGTATTCGTGTTGGACAGTTGGACTAACCAAGAAATTAAGCAGAATGTGCTGCATCACGCTCACTACTCGAAACGCGTACCGAATCATCAAAAAAAAGAGTCCAATTAAAATCAAGAACTTTTGCTATAGACTTGGCTGTTTGAACTCCCGCATTACGCTCGCCTTGTTCAATTGAAGCGTAAGTAGTTCGTGCTATTTTCGCTTTATCAGCAACGTCTTTTTGAGTTAATCCTTTGTTTAAACGATGACACTTTAGCCATTCACGCTGTTTTGATTTAGTGGTCATTCCTTTCACCTCCACTACTCATTTCGTGTCGTTGAATATAATATACTACGCATTTAGAGTATTGTAAACCCCTTTCTCTAAAAAAAATACTCTTTTCGAGTAATTCAATATACTACGCTTATTGTGTAGTTATAATGTTCTTAGTGCCACAAAATGTGAGAGGCGATAAAATATGAACTTTTCAACCAAAATAAAGAAATTAAGAGAAGAAAAGAAGATGAAGCAACAAGAAGTAGCAGATAAATTAGGTATTGCGCGTACAACCTATGCTTCATATGAGCAAGGAAAAAGAGAGCCTGATCATGAGACTCTAATAAAAATTGCTGACTACTATAACGTCACCATTGATTTTCTTTTGAGAGGAGAAAACCAGGAGACTCAAGATGAAATCTTCAACGAACAAGCAAGAAAGATTCTTGAAGATCCTGACACTCTGGTAGCTGCTGCTGATGGAAAAATAACAGCTTCAATTTTAGAAGCAGCTCAAAGAATTATCGCTGAGCAATTAAAATCAGGTCGACAACCCGGAGATATTAAAAACGGGAACAAAAAATAATTACATAACGATCTCTTTATCTTTATTTATTATTATTGTTTAGTTTAGTTTAATTAATGCTGAACACTTCGCCTCAAAATTTGAGGTAAACTATTCAGTTGAAATCATTTCAACCTCAATTTTTGAGGTGATCCGTGAGGTTATTTCTGCATTCAACCGCAAATTTTGAGGTAGAACATTCAGGGTTTTTTAATCAGATGACAGAGAGAAAAAGTAAAAAAAACCTTTATTTAGTCGATATAAAGAAAGAGATTGCACTTCATTATAAAAGGGGAAATTACAATTGAAAAAATGGTTATTAGGTATTGGAGCATTGACTCTCAGTTTTTCTTTAGCTGCATGTAGTTCTGACTCTTCAAGTAGTAATGAAAAATCTTCTTCAAGCAAGACAAGCTCACTTAGTGCTGAGGACCAGTTTAAAAAAGATGCAAAATCATATGCCTATGAAAAAGTAAATAGCGCCGGCATTAAGAAAGGGACAAAAATTGTCATTGAAGGCGATGTTACTTATGCCGATAACGTCAATGATGATGGGGATACAGTTTCTAAAAATGTTGAGTTTACTGTAAGTAAAAATAGCGATGGATCAGAAGTTTACACAGTAAGCAATAAAAGCGCTGATAAGTTCAAACTAAACGATACGGTTAAAATTTATGGTACATATGAAGGCCGAGCTGAAGGAAGTGCCCTTCCTAAAGTGAAAGCCGTTTACGTCGATAAAATTGATAAAGAAAAAGAGCAAGCTAAACAAGATGCTGCACTAAAAGAGCAGTTTGAAAAAACTGGCGAAGGTGATATTGAAGGACTGGGCCACGTTAAAGATATCGGCGTTGGATATAACGACGAGGTCGGAATTGACGGTAAAGACACTCCTATAAAACCTGTTACTATGGGCAGCATGAAGCTTTATATTAACAGTGTCGACGTTCTCGAAATTCAACCAGATGATGATGCAAAATCACTTTATTTTAATGATCAAGATAAGGTTAGGGCTATTGTTGTCGATATGAAGGCCGAAAACACTTCTTCTAAGGACGTAACGTTTGACCCTAACCAAGCCGTTATTGTCACAAATACAGGAGAACAGCTCGAATCTGAAATGGGATTAATGGGTGAAGTAGGCGGAGACTTCTTAGGGAAAGTTAAAAAAGAAGGCCAGGCATGGTGGATACTTAAAGATAATTCAAAAGATATCAGTAGCTTGAAAATGATCATTTCTCCTCCAAGTGATGCAAAAACTTATGAGGATTTAGGCAGCGAGAAAAGACTTGATTTTAATATCTTGAGTTTTGAAGAAGCTAAGAAAAAAGACTCAAATTAAGTTGAGCCCCTAAAGGGGGCTTTTCTTTTCGTTAAAAAGAGAACGTACGTTTGTTTCTATTTGTTAAAATAGGTGATAAGATACAATAAAACCCATGATAAAAGTCTCATTTTTGGTTAGTTGAGGGAGGTTTCATCTTTGAGATATACTAACAGCCATTTAGAAGATTGGATTGAACAGCTGTACAGAGACATCAACATTACAAAGCCAGAGGAAATAAACTTTGATCGTATTGCGCAAGGATTGGACATCTTAATTGTTTACAATCCAGAAACGAGCTTTGCTTTGCGATTCAACGGCATGTATACAATTTCTTTAGATTCACGAAAGACACGACAGGAACAGTGGCTGGATTTTGCTCATGAGGTTTGCCATGATTTTAGACACATGAACGATGATAAGATCATGCCTGCTTCGTGGAAACGATATTTAGAGTACCAGGCCAATTATTTTGCGTATCACTTTTGTATACCTACTTTCATGCTCCGAGCAATGGACATCCCCCGTAATCTATACGACGCAGTTCAAGTCATTGCCGATGCCTTCAAGGTTCCAGAGTCATTTGCGATGACCCGCATCAATATGTACTTCAATAAAAAACGACTCATCATATAAAAAAAGAGCCTCTAAAGGGCTCTTAGTTTGCGACCAGTATGCATACCATTTGA